GGAGTCAGTATTCCTCCCATATTCATCCTCGTGTATTTGTTTTATTCTTTCTACAACGCTACGTTGTCCCTGAAGGAAAGACAACTGAGTAGCGTTTAAATCACCCACAGGTAATTTGTCAGGATAATATTTATCCAGATATTCTATTAGTTCTCGTATAACCATAGTCCATAAATGTCAGTTATATTACTTCACATGCGTTTCCAGTACAAGCGAACTCCTGACTGGATGTGGTGTAGTCTTCTTTTTCATAGTCACTAAGTTCATTCCATGTGATCATAGGAACCTTACTGACCATCTCAATGTACGTTTGTTCATCACACTCTTCATAGGGTGCCTGTTGGTAACTATGGTCACTATGTGGTAGAAAGCTAATGCCGCTTATACCATCGAAGTGATCGTAGACCCATGCACCTACGTCTACCCACTCATCCTCTCGTACTGAGATAGTGACTGAAGGTTTGTGTTCGCACCAATGTTCAGCGTACATCTGCCAAGTCTGCAACTGTTCTATTGCAGTCATGTCATTACGTTTGACTGACCTAAGTGGACTCTGCATTGGAAATGAGAACACCATGTTAGAGTTATTCATCACATCTTCTTCACACGGAAACCCTTTCTCTACCATGAACTTAGACAATGGATCTTTTTTATCCATTCTGACTCTACGTATGTAGTAGGTTGAGTGTCTAGCATGAATACCGGATGCTGAGTTACAGAGTTGACTTACAGTACCCGAAGGTTTGACACAAGTTATTGCAGAAGAGGGGTTGATGTTAAGTTTCTTAGCCCACTCCTGATTTGTCTTGACTGCTACTTTCTTAAAGTCCTCTAGCATACCCATAGTAGGATAAGATGTCAACTCATTATCCATGATACCAGTTAGAGACACACCTAGCAACCTTTCCTCTTCACAGTTCTTTGTCCATTCAGTACCAAGATACTTGAAGTCAGTCAATGTAGACTGCATAGTACCTAGTATGGTTGCAAACTTAATCTTGTCTTTTATTGTTGCTTGGGTATCACCTTCTCTGACCACAACCTCTGATAGATTACAGAACTGTCTGGATCGTAGAATGATTTCGGAACATGGATTGGTACCGAAGTCCTCTCTAGCATCTCTTCTATCTCCAAGTTTTTCTGTGTGAGTCTGAGCGTTCTTTGACGAGTAGATGCCACGCTCTCCAGACTTCGACTCGTAAAGGGAAGTCCATTCATTAAGGAATGTTCCCGTGTCAGGTTTGGAGTGATAGTTGGCAGAGTTGTTTGCGAGTGCTCTGTGTGGGTGTTCGTCCCACCATCTTCCACTTTTCGCCTTCCGCATTTGTTCATCCCCAAGGTCACTGATACTAATAAGAGCAGACCTACGAACCCCACCAACGACAACCACTTCCGCTGCTTTACATACGATGTCGTGGCATTCGATTGACTTGAGTTTTCTTCCTCTTGCATTTTCAAATGTGCGTACTGTGAAATTAAATAGAGAATCCAGTGGCTCTGGTCCAGAGGCTCTGCCTCCAAAGGTTTTCAATACAGAACCCGCAGGTCTCACTTTGCTCATGTCCCAATCAGGTACCACACCTGCATACAAAAGAGCAATCAGATCCTTGAATGCTTTTGCCCACCCAAGTTTACTATCTCTGACTGTGATCTTTGTGTCAGTCTTGTGTAGCTTGTCTGGTATCACAGGTAGTTTGCTTGTGAACTTCTCTTCCACACTAAAACCTACACCAGTACCATTCATAAGAATGTACACAATCTCATCAAAGGATCGTGGTGAGTCAATGTTCACGTAGGAACAGTTGTACCCTGCTACATTCTCTTTTTCTAACGCTGGTCCTGCTGTCATGAGACACCTCATGCTTGGCATGACATCCAGGTTCTTGACTGCATCCACGAGATCACGTAGTGTCTGTGTAGATGTAAAGTCAATATCTAGTTTCTTACTAAAGAAGTTGAAGTATCTGTTTACTGTCTCTTCCCATGTCTCTCTTCTGTTCTGCTCATAGTCCCACCGAGAGTAGCGAGACAGATGTATAAACTGTTGGTATTGCGTTGGTAGTGTCACGTATACATACTCATTGAATTTGGTTAATATATAATCACGGAACTCAGGAGTCACGCTTTTCTTTTTCACGTTCTATTAGACGATCAATATAGAACTTCGCTTTCTCCAAGTCCTTAACTCCCCCCTTCATATCATAGCGAGATACATATTTTATAATGTTTCCCTCTAAAAAGTCAAGCCCATTCTTCAGGATGTAATCCAAAGGCTCTATTTGAAACCCTGCACAATAGTGTTCAGGCTTTGTTATGTCATCGAATTGACCCAAGGTCTCCACGTACCTCATCTGTGGGTCATACTGTCCTAAGACTCTTCTTCCTGTCCTTTCATCTCTATCCATCTGATCTTTGTTGTAGTCTGCCATCTGTTCACGCTGTTTCAACGATTTCATCATAAGGATACCATAATTTAGGGTAAATGTCAAGACCATCATACTGGTCCTTGCGTAGAATGTATGCCATACGTGCTTGCAGTATAGCTTCGTCCCTACTTAGTTTAGCTTTGATAAATGTATCAACAACAGCATCCCACATATCTATGTCTTCCTCTATTGCTTTGTCAAGTATACGTTTGGCTTTGACAGGACCAACACCTGGGCACCCTTTGTACCCATCGGTAGCATCACCTGTCAACGTCTGCATATAGAAGTTGTAGTCTGCTAGACCCTCGTCAACATAGAACATTTCTTTCTTCTGGAAGTCCCAATGGTAACCTGGAACTGTGAGAAGATCCTTATCTACAGAGACAATACAACAATGATCTGGAAACATAGTGTTCTTCACACCCAACAAATCATCAGCCTCTAGCCAATCAGACTCAAAGGCATCATATTTTTCTCTTACGTAGTCTTTTGCATTGTTAAAGCATAACGGTTTCCTAATTCCTGAACGATGTTGTTTATATTCCTTGAAAATTTTTTTCCTAAAATTATTCGGACTTGAGAAGCAGATGGATAGCTCATTTACACCTGAGTCTCTCTGTAGATTACCAAGCTCAGAGTCTATCATTGTCTTGACTTCTTGAAAGTCAGCATGGAGTGTCCAAAAGTCATCACCCCAATGTATCTCAGTCTCAGCCGCTGATGTATTCTTGTATATCAGAATATCACCATCAATAAGCAACTGTTCAATCTTTGGCTTCGTTTTCACCACTAAAACCTTTTGCATTCAACGCAGTCTCAAACCCAAAGTCATTAGTGAGTTTCAGCCCAGTTGTTCCCAATTTTATATTCTGCGTCAAGCTCGATTCGCAGGTCATAGACATCCCTGGCAATTCCAATTGCTTGAACTGCTTTTTCTCCGATTGTTCGCTCATGTCCCTCTTTGGCTAGAACTTGTATTTCATCATGTACAAATGCAACTTGTTGATAGTCAGTCCCCTCTTGAAGACCTGCTTCTTTCAACAGTTTGTGGAACTCAACAACCCAACGCTTGCAGATGATAGCACCTGCTGATTGACATAGCGTATTGATTGCTGAATGTGCTGAACGAACTGGTATCCAACGTCCATCAAGACCTTTGATATACCCAAGTTCCTCAACACGTGCATTCAAGTCCTCTTTGAGTCTCTTGAACGCAGGTAACTTTCTAAAGAATCTATCCCTGAGTTTAGAACCTTCCGCTGGTCCCTTACCCACAATCTCACCGAGTCGCTGTACACCTGCACCATAAAGTATAGCATATAAAAATGTTTTCGCAAGTTCTCGACTAGGTAAGCCCAAGGCTTTCTGATTGTCAGTGTGTATGTCTCCCTTGAGAACAGTATCACCAAATAACCCGTTGTCATACCTAGCAAGGTAATGAGCAACAACCCTAGCTTCAAGACCTGAGACATCACATCCCACAAGTTTATAACCATCTGGAGCGTAGAAGAGTTGTCTACATTCTTTCCCAAAGGGTGAGTGGATATTCGGTACTTGACCCAAGTTAGGGTGCGAGTGAGAGCAACGAGAGGCGATTGTGCCCATAGTATGGACCGTCCCATGTAGCTTGCCCTGTTTCTCCATGTGTAACCAGCCATTCTGTCCTTCTGATAGTTGACCAATCATTTTATTAGTACGGAACGCATCTGCCATCATCTTTGCTTCAGGATATGGCAGAGATTCTAAGATCGTTTCATCAATCTTTGCTTCACCAGATGGTGTAAAT